TTCGGTATTGTTAACCCAGTTTGGGTCCTTGTTACATTCTTAGTTTTGTTCTTCTGGGTATTGTTTTTACGCAAGGATGGTGCCATGCTTGTTTGCTGAAAATTGTTATTTGGTGCGATAATAATTTTATTCCTGGTTAGACCCCGTGCTAACTGTTGTGATTTCACGGCCAAAGCGGCCAGGGACCTCTTGTAACCACGACCAATGTTGGCATCATAGAATGCTCCATCAGCGATAAACAAGTCTTGACCCGTCGCGTACGCGGCATCATGCACGCGACACGTCTCATCAAACTCATCAACCGCCGGAACATCAGAAACAACACTGGGCTGGTGAAGCCCCGCTGACCAATTCGGCCCACAATAATTACCATGGTATCTCATTATCTAACAATTTTATGCCTGGTTCATTATCCAATGCCTCCCTGGCCACTGGCGTGCTGTGCCATGGCTTAATTTCGGCCTGGGAGTAATACTTTTCAATTTCGATTTGATGGTCTGGTAAAACACCAAAGGCATAGTAATAGGAAACCCTCGTGCATGGTGAAATGTACGTTGACTCCCTGACCATACCCCTGATGCGCGTATAAAGACTGGAATTTTTGTTAATGTGGTCGATCATGCCTTGAGAGCAGACGACACCATGTCGCAGATATGCATCATAAAACGCACACTGAACTGGCACACCGGAATTAAGTGTGACGCCACCGATGCCAACAGCATGGAGCCACTTCCGATACACCAAATCATTCTGCACTGCTATAAGGCACATGGTATCTTTCTTCAGCACGGCATTGTGGTTGCGAATCATACGCCAGACCCCACCAACACACACTGGATGCGTTTGGCAGAACTCCAACTCCTCAAAGGTATCAACTGGTTTCTCACAAACCATACTGAACCCCCGATCACGAAACCATGCCACAGCACCACGCTGAAACCGCTCTTGATCATCCCGCTCCATCATGACCACACAATCATCCCCATTATTTGCAAGCTCAACACGAACGCCTTTTTGCTTGGCGTACGCATAAATGGCCGCACACATGATAATTGAATTGCCCAAACTGGTGTTCAAATCACCAGAGCAACGCGTACCATGCACACGAAACTTCACATGTCC